CCTTTAATGATAGTATAACATTTTATGTTTACTTTGTCGTAAGAAATTTGTCGAATGAATAGTAAAATATATTATAGGAGGTGAAAATAATTATGATTGAGGTTATTGAAAAAAGATTTCAATATTTAGCTTCATTAGATATTGAAACATTAAGAAAACAACATTTACATTTTATGAATGGACATCAAGGAGTTACATCACAAGAAGTTATGGAAATGTACGCACGAGGATTAATCACCAAAAACGAAGAAGATTATATTATGAGATAATCTAAAAACATTAAAAGGTAACTAGATTTGTTCTAATTACCTTTTATTATATTAAATATATTTATCTGATGTTTTTGAAATGCATTTTGAAAAATCTTCTTTAGATTTATATAATCTATTTAAATCATGCGTACCTATTGAATAATTTTCTGAATCAATTGCAAGATGATACAAATCTACTAAATATAATTCTATAATCCCTTGCTCATCATCTTCAGAAACAAATAGTCTAATTCCATCATATATTTTATCAATTTTACGTTGTTTTCTTGTTGGCTTAAATTTATGTATAGCTGGTAATTCAACACCCTCCTTAATATTATTAGCTCTTTTAATAATTCTCTTTAACCTTTTTGATTGAGATGTAAATTCACTAGCCTCATATTCATCTAATTCAAACTCATCTAAAAAATTATAATTGTCATTATATAATTTTTCAAAAATTTTATCTAAAACTACATAATATTTGTTTTCATAACTTTTTATATAATTAGTAAATTTTTCATCCTCAATTTTTTCAGAATGCCAATTACCATTAAAAACAAATTCATCAAAATTATAATGTATTACTTTAAACTTTCCGCTTCCATTTCTTATAATCTTATTTATAATATGCTTAAAGGGCTTTGTCTGTATATCCTGATCTATTTTATTTAATCTATCTTTTAGAATATTCATCAATAATTTCCTCTTTTGGTATTTCTTTATTATGTCTTTCATCAGATTTAATATAATTCTTTTTCCAACATTCATCCTGATGAGATATACTAACTAATCCAAAATCATCTATTTCAAATAATTGTTCTAATAAATTATCTATAAATTCTTTTTTCACAATATTTTTTTCAAGATATCCTTCTCTTGGAATATCATTCAATAATCCACATTTATCTGCCATATAGACTTGAGGTACAACTGGTCCATAAGTCCAAGCTTCAATTTTATCATCGAACAATATCTCATTATATTCTGAATAATCAACTTCAACACTATCCTTATTTTCCTTATTTTGCCTAATGTATTGTCCCCAATAAGCAAATAGAAAGTATAAAGATTTTTGTAATTTTATAGGTGATACTTCTCGTTGATTTACATTTTTATCATATTGTAAATATTTCCATTTTATATATTCTGCAAGTAGCATAGCTTCTGTTTTATTAGAATCAACTACCTCTGCTAAATTACCCATAGTTCCCCCTCCTCTATAAATAATTTATATATATTATGCTAAATTTTATATAATTTTACTACATCATTTTAAATTTGTAAACATTATTCAACATTATATAGAACTGAATAAAATTAAAATAGCACAAAAAAAGAGGTGTAGCATAAAATATGCTACACCTCTTCTACTTTTATATTATTTTACTCCACCTGTCCATTTGGCAAATCCTATTTTGTAATTATTATCCCCATCAACTTTATATCTTACCATTGGTCTGTTGTTAAATATGCCAAAACAATCGCACTCTTCTCTAGGATTTAAATATCCTATTTTCTTTGTTAAACTTGTGTCTGCATATATATTTTCTATTGTACTACCATTTACATATTTTCTCACTGCTTCATCACTTCCTCCACTATAATCTTTATCATTTTCTATTGGGTTAGTTTGTATTCCTAAATGTTCTCTTATCTTATTTAAAAATCTCTCCCAGCCATAATCTAAAGTTCTGTGTGGGCAATATTTACCATTATAGTCTTGATGTTTTGTAACCTTTTCTATTCCCCATCCATATTTTTTCAATAAATATGCTATATAGCATGCTGCTAAATTCTCAGCTTCATTAAAACGTTCTCCTCCAGATTTACTATAACATATCTCAATATTAATTTTATGAGCATTCCCCGCTCCATATCTTCCGTCTCCAACTGCATAACAACTTCTATCAAATGGTAATCCTGTTACAATTCTATAATTATCTACTGCTGCATGAAATGAAACCTTATTATTATTTCCCAGCATATAAGACACTTCTGCCATGGCACTAGCATCATTTGCAGTATTATGAACAGAAATTCCATCTTTTTCTGTAACATCTGGACATTTTATAGAATATTTTGATGTAGGACAAACTAAATTAGTTATTTGCATTTTCTTCACCTGCCTCATATTCAACTTCAAACGTATTCTCTGCTATGTTTTTTTGATATAATTCCTCAGAAAATTCCACTGTTTCTTCAAATATATTATCTTCCATGACTATTCCTCCTTATTTCTTGTTATAATTAATATTAGAAATTCCTAAAATTGCTCCTAAGAATGTTGTTACTGCTGTCATTATAGTTAATACTATATCTGTATATCCTATATTAAAACAATTTAGAACTACACCAATTAAAGTGGTTAGAGCTGGTAAAAAAACTAATGTTATCCACTTTAAAACATCATAAACTTTATTGTTCATACTAGTTCCCCCTTTCCAACAAAATATCTACTTTTTTATCTGTACTTTCCATTTGTTTCTGCAGCAATTCTAAGGATTTTGCAGTATTAGAATTAGTTTGTTGCATTTCAACTAGACAATTAGAGATTGTGCTGGTACTTTCTTTTACTACCTCTAAAGTACTTTTTATCGTTTCTTGGTTTTCTATATTTTTTTTCTTGTTAACTATATAGTCCCATAAAAATATAATAACTATAACTGCCATTATCCCATACGTGCTAAGAAGTTGTCCTATTTGATTTAATGCTTCCATTCTTCAATTTCCTCCTCCAGTATATTTACTTTCTCTTCTGTCTGCAAAATCCTATTTTCTACTTGTTTCCATCTGTCATTTCCATTTTCTTTTCTTGCTTCGTAGTCCGACATCGTATGTAAAGTAGAAAAAATATTTACAACAATAAAAATTAAAACTAATATTAATCCAATAACTATCACTCTATCTTTTCTCTCCAAATGAATCATTTTTTCTCTCCTTTAATCTACCACTTCTACTGTTAATTGATTGTCTGTATCTTTATATGTTTTAAAGTTGGCATTATCCATAGCTACATACAACTGGATTAAATCTCCTTCTGCTACATTTATATAATCTCTATGTATAGATATAGTGTACGGATTCATTGTTGCCATATGCATTATTTGAGTTGAAACAATTGAACCATTTTTTCTTATATATAAATAAACTGGTCTTCCATCGGATTCTTTATGAGTAAATGTAACAATTCCTTTTACATTTATATGATTTATTCCTGCTCCAATTTTAATTCCATTTGTTTCAAACGTTAATTTATCTCCAGGATTCCCTCTGCTGCCTTGAAACCTTAAAGGTTCTTGTAAATATATATTATTTCCCGTATGACTATAGCTCTGTTCAGAAGTTGTATAAATTATCATATTTGTTTTTCTTTTTTCTAACTCTTCTACTTTTCTCTTTAATGTTAAAATTAGAGGTTCGCTCATTAGAACTCACCTCCTATTTTCTTGTTATTTAAAACTACTTGTGTGTGTGTGTGTGTGTGTGTGTGTGTGTGTGTGTACAGTATCAAGCATTACAGCGTTTTTCATATTTGTTTCATCCTTTCTTCTTAATTTTTATATCCTTCTATTTTCATGATAAAAATATTGTTATTATATGAAATAGTTTGACTTCCAAATTCATATTCAGCTGCTCCAATACCACCTATTGATTTATCCGTTATTAAAATACTTTTCATTTTTAAATTAAACCATTGTCCTTGATTGTAGTGACTATCTAAAGAAACTCGTATTGAATTTAGGTTGTTTGTATATATTTCTACACCTCTTAACTGTGAATCATTATCTCTAAAAAATATTTTCAATCTTTTATAATTTGAAATACTATCTGATAATGTAATTTCGTTAGGATTATTTGTTTCTCCTTCCCACAATGTTATAGGGGTTAATTTTTCTAACTCTTTAATTCTATTTTCTAATTCTAAAAGTTTTGGCTCTGACATTATTTTTCCTCCTTCCTTATAAGTATTTCTAAGTTACTATCAACTGGTACATTCCAGTCTTTAAATTGAATATGCGTTTCATCTACCTCTATGTAATTTTCATCTTTTATTAATTTGTTTCCTTCAAAATAAATAACTAAAGAATTAGTCCCTACTATATAATCGGGTACTTCATAATTTGTATTTTGTTTTATTTCTGTTGCTATATTTCTATTTGTAGTTTCTATAATATAATTTTTTGCTGGTGTTCCAGGTGGACCTTGCTGTCCTTGTGGACCAGTATCTCCTTTAACTAAAACTAAATTTAAAACTTGATTAGGGGCTTGTCCTGTTATTGTTGCACTTGGTATATCTCCACTTTGAACAGTCCCTATTGTTAATGTATTAGCAGGTCCTGGGTTTCCATCTTCTCCATCTTGACCTGGTATTCCTTGGTCGCCTTTAATACTCAAAATACCTTCAAACTGTCCTTCGCTGTTTCTTATTTTTAAAATATTAGAACCTTGTCCATCTGGTTTTATCCATACTTTTATTGCTTCATCTACAGGTTCTGTATCTCCAATATATACTCCACTTTCTCCGTTTTCCCCTTTATCTCCCTTTTCAAGTGTAAAATCTAATATTTGATTTGGAGAACTTCCTCTTATCTTTACTTCCGACTTATCTCCTGTCTTTATTTCCCCAATTTTCAAAACATTTGGTGGTCCTTGTGGTCCAACAATTAATGGAATATTAACTAAATCTGTTACAGAATAATTTTCATATTCACTATTAGTTAAATCTGTTATATCTCTAGTCTCCATATTTGTATTGGCTAAATCATTTATTTCATTCATTATTCATCACTCCTAAAAGTAATTTCTTCTGTTAGTGTTATAGTACCTTGTCCTAGAGTTTTAACATAATCACCAGATTTTAATTCGATATCATAATTATATGTTCCATACGCTAAATCCGATGTATCTTCTGAATTTAAGACAAAACTAAAATACCCATCGGAATACTCAATATCCTCTGGGTATCTTTTTTGAATTAATACATCTTCACTATTAGCATTTTGTTTAACTGTAAAATACAGTCTGTCTCCATCTTTTAATTGCATTGGATTTCCTTCTCCATCTTTGACTTGAAATCTGAAGAATTGGGTATCTCCTCTTATAAATTCAATATCCATTATGTATCTCCTCCTTTATAGAAACCTATAACTGTTAGAATAGCTATACAATTACCTGTATTATTAAAACATTCTGAACTATATATGTCTCCTAAATCTATATTAAATTCTGGAGCTTCGTTTCCAGAATGAATTTGTAAAGTTATCCTTTTATCTGTAGATAAATAATTTTTAATATTATTACTTATTATTGTTTCTACTTTATGATTATTATCCGATGGAATTGTTGGTGAAAAACCACTTGTTCCAAAAGCATTTAAAATTTCGTTGGTATAATATTCTTCTTCTGTAAACCCTTCCGAATCTAATATAATTTCTTCGTACCAGTTTTCATCTTGTTCATTTTTATATAATCTTAAATTTCTACAATATCCCCAACCATTTTGTCCGTATCCACTCCATTTTACAGGAGAATGCATTAGGACAACTCTCGCATCAAGAATCGTAAAACCCTCTGGAATAAATACTGGAATTTTATATGTCATTTTTTCCATAACATTATTAGATGGATTAGCATTATATCCAACTTTTTTCCATTCATATTGGCCAAATTGAATTACACTCAGTATTCCATTTTCTGTAATTAATTGCGTTCCATTTTCTAGTTTTACGCCTTCTTTATCAATTGAAACTAGATTATTTCCGGATGCATCTTTAACTTGCATAGAACCGTTTGTATCATTTTCTCCACCTAAAATTAACGTTCCACCTCTTATTCTATCAGCCGACATAGTTCCTGCTTTTATTAAATCAGCATTTAATATTCCTGCTGTAATTAGGCTTGCATTTATTATTCCTGTTTTTATTAAACTTGCATCTATTATTCCAGAAGTAATAAGACTGGCATTTATACTACCAGTCTTTATTCTATCTGCATTTATAGTACCTGCTTTAATGTTATCCCACATAGTATCTAAACTATATTTTCTAATTAATTGTTGTATTGTTTGAGGTACTCCACCATCTCGTCTATTTACTTTATTTACAACTTGATCTTTCATCTTTTTTCTCCATAATAAAAGGACACTCCATATAATTGAAGTGCCCATTTTATATTTTTAATATTCTACAGTTCCATCTTTATATACTGTAAAACCTTGCATTTTATCAAATATTTTTAGCTTTTCATCTACATTTATATCAGTATTATTTATATAATTAAACAAATCTTTCCTTTTTTGTGAATCCAATTTATACTGTTGTCCTAATAACACCAATCTATTCTCGTAACTTACATTCATGCTATTTACATAATTAAATACTTTATTCCTTTTACTATTAGTAACTGACTTTCCTTGTAATGTTCCATCATCCTCTTTATCACTTTTAAATTCTTGATTCTTATATTTCAAATATTCATTTATATCAATTCCATTTTTTGATAAAATATTATTATATACATCATCTTTTTTACCAAATATTATTTTATAAATTGCACTTTTTGATTTTCCAGAAACATTCATTTTTATTAAAGCATCTATTTTTTCATCTTGCTTTTCTAATCCTACAGTTGAACCTACATATTTGAAATAATCTGCTTCATTTCCTCCTTCAGTCTTAATTTCATCTATTGTATCAAATGCAGTGCTTACTTTTACATCTTTTATGTTATTTTTATCGGCATAGTCCATTTTGTTTTTTTCATTTGCATATGAATAAACTTCTGCTATAGCTTTAGATTTTTGCTCATCTGTCATATTTTTATATTCGTTCGAATTGGTTAATCTATTTAATAAAGTATATGATGTTTTACCATATTCTTTTTTGTAGTTTGCATATTCCTCTGCTGTTAATCTATATTTTTCAGAGTTAATAGTAAAATCTTTATTGATACTTGTATTAGGTAGAACCGAATTGTCACCAGTCTTTTCATATAAATCAGATATTGCGTTATCTACTACTGTTGATTTTAAATTTTTTTCTGTCCAAGGAAATACTGCTTGTTGTAAAGCTCTATATAATTTATTAGTTTCACGTTTTACTTCATTTCCCCATACATCAGTTTTTGCAGGTAATAGTTTACTTGCAAAAGGTATTTTGTTTAATATTTGTTTACCTGTACTATCTACTGCTTTAGAAAACATATTCTTTTTAGTTGATGTTGTACTTCTTTCTGTATCATCAACCATTTTAGCAACTTGACCACCTAATGTTGGGAAGAATTGATTTACATATGATTTTGCTGAGTTAATTAATAAATTTTGGAAAAATTGTGCATCACCTTGTGCAAAACTCTTTACAGCACTCGCTACACCTGATAACATTGACATTTCTATCATAGGGTTCATTGCTGATGACATAGCATCTACACTGTTTGATATTTTATCTAGCATATCTTCTGTAGTTTGCTCTTCTCCAGAGCTTTTAACATTATCATTTAATTGTGCTCCAATGAACAATGGAATTGCTGTTGGAGATAACCAGTCTAATGAATATGTTTTATCTCCTATCTTAAGAGAGAATGATTGATTTCCTCTATCTTCTTGATAGTATTGATTTTTTTGGTCATCATCATCTCCACTTGCAGATAATATTCCAGCTTGTGCTAAAGCATATCCTGCTACTGTTATTCCTGTTCCAGTAAGTCCTTTAGCTAAGTTATCTATATATTGATTTGCATTAATATCACCTTTCCTTAACTTAGCTATATCTGTTGTAAATGCTTTTACAATTTCTATTGGACTATAATCTATTCCTGTCTTTGCTACATTTATTGGTGTTTTCTTAAATGGTATTATTGCTCCAGTTAACAATCTTGTTGCTTTATTCTTATTTTCTAATGTATTTAATAATGATGCTACTGAACTATATTGATGGAATGTAGCTTCTTGAGCTTGTTCTATTGCATATTTTCTAGCATTTTCTAATTTTGTATCAGCTTCTTTTGTCCCTGCTGTTAAATCTTTCTCTGTTAATTTATTTGCTGTCATATAATCTGCCATAGCTTTTCTATATGCACTTTTTAAGCCAAATGTATCTTCTGCTTCTAGTGCTTTACTATTTAAATTATATAACTTTCCTAGTGTATTTTCTAATATATTACTTTTGAAAGTTCTTTGGTATTGCTGTATTAAATTTTTTGTATCAAATTTACTTTCATTATTTAATCTATCTAAAACATTTTCAACATCTTTTTTGGCAAATGATTTAACTTCTTTACTAGCAGGTTTTAAAGTTTTTGTTCTTTGATCTATCATACCTGTTCTCTGTGCAATACTTTCCAACCCACCTGCTATTTTATTTTTTATAGATTGTACATTTGCCATTGAAAAGTTTCCTATTATATTTCTTATATGTGTTCTAGGATTTGCAAGCATAGAAAAGTACCTCCAACTATCTATCTTTTCCATAGTAGTTTTTGGTACTTGCTTTGCTAATTCTCTTGCTACTTCATCAATGTTCTTCTCTAAATTTTCCTTACTTGAATTAGTAATTTTATCTAACATTTCTGGAGTCAAATCAAATTGTTGTCCTTTCCCTTTTGTTCTTTTTTCTATCTGCTTATTCATTCTATCTACAACTTTTGATAAATATACTGCTTGCCCTTGTGGAGTTTGTCTATTTATTAAACTCATTGCTTGTACTGTTTGTCCTGCTTGTGTTCCTGCTAATGCTACATTTTGTATTACATCTTGTAACTTTTCTTTTTCTCCAGTCTTTGAATAATATTCTATTAATCTTTCTCCTACAGCAATATCATCTGCTGTAATCTTATCATTATTCTTTACCTTTGTTGCTAATGTTACAGATTCATTATCTGCTCCATTGTTAATTATTCTATTATCTGCTGTTGCTAATTGTTTTTCATTACTATCTGGCACATATGTATCACTACCTATTAATTCTTTTGCTATAGCTTTTGCTTCTGGAGAAGTATTTGAACTTTGCATTATTGATTTATAATGTTTTCTAGTTTTTCCTCCTTCTGATATAGGTAAATTTGTTTTGCTTGTTTGATTGTTATCTTGATATAAAATATTATAGGCATCTACTTTTTTATTATTAATATTGTCCTTTGTAGGTAATCTTAATTCTTGAACTGTTTTACCTTTACCTGATGAGCCTATTTGATTTTCTAGGAATGACTGCCATGCTCCTGATTCATTTAATGATGTTAATTTTTTGTCTCCTCTTCTTGATTCTGTTTGTCTATTTTCTCTAGTTCCTCGCTGTAATCCAAATCTTCCATCATCCACCAATCCATTATCTTGTTCTTCAAAGTTTGAATAATTTTCTTTAATACTTTCACTATTATCACCTATCTTATTTAAGTATTTAAACACAGCATCTTTTGCTTTGTCAACTATTCCTCTTTTTTTCATATAATTGTCATATTTTCTATGTTTTGGATTTGCTTTAGAACTTTCTGGTGGAATATTGCTTATATCTTTTTGTTTATATTTTTCATCTATAAATCTTCTAGCTGTATTATCTGCTTCAATCTCTCCTAAATTAGTATAATACATTTCCTTGCTTAATTTTGAACTTATTCCAGTTTCGAATCCTTCAATATCTTGTATTGCATGTTGTATTTCGTGTATTATTGCAATTCCAGTTTTTGCCCTATGGCCAATTAAATCATTACTCATAGTAATACTTTTAGTATTTTTATTATAGTTTCCATCTATTTTGTTGGTATCCTTAAAAACTACTTTTAAATTTTCTAATTCAGGATATACTGTAAATAATGTATCATGTTCTAATATTTCATCTAGTCTATTAATAGAATTTGCTTTTATATTACTTCTTATCTTCATATCTTTATCAGAAAATTCAAATTTCCAAACACCATTTTTGTCTTGAAACCAATTCGTTTTCTGTCTTATTGTTTCGTTATCTAATCCTTTTCTTGCCATATTTACAGCCATATTATAATTTTCTTCTAGGTGAATATTTCTTGCATTTTGCTTTATGGCATTCTTCATTCCTTTTTTACCTGCAATAGAACATCTAGTATTATTTGCATTATTCTGCATAGAATTATTGTTAGTAGTATTGACATTGTTATTTGATGTTGGTCTTCTATTATTAGAAGAAGGTTCATCAATGTTAGAATATTGGATTTCTTCATTGAAATCTGAACTTTCTTTTTTTGTATAAATTTTTTCAAATTTATTCTTTACATCTTCCCAATATATTTTTTCATTTTTACTTCCTGTAAATTTGTTTAATTTATCTACTACCCAGTTATATATTCTCTTGAATACATTTGGTTTTTCTTTATTCAAAGAATTAATAAAGTCTTGGTCTCCTAACTTTTGTGCTAATGTATCTGCAACCTCTTCTTCATCTACTAAATTTTTAAAATTTTCACTATTTTTATCATATACTTGTGAATACATTTCTTCTAGATTACGTCTAGCATCACTATATCCATCTCTTGTTTTATTTTTATCCAGTACTAAATTAAATAATTCTCCTTTAACTTTCTCGTCTCTAGCCATATCATGTAACATTTCGTGAATAGTAACCTGTTGCATTGTTTTTTGTTCGTTTATGTTTCCATCTATATATGGGTTAAATACTATTTCTCTATGTGTGTTACCATTTTCATCTTTAGTTGTTCTCCATAATGCATTTATATTTTTGCTAATCTCACCATTAGCATCTTTAAATAGATTTCCATCAAATCTACTTGATATCCCTCTGTCATTTAGTTTTTGATTTATACTTTGTATTGTTTCATCATTCCCATTTAAATTATATGCTTTTGCACTATCTACTAAGTTCATCTTCGAGGTATCAATGTTATTTTGAATATTATTATTTTGAAGCACTTGATTGTTTGTATACTCATTATAAAGATTATCTAATGCCTTTACTGTATCATTATTTGCTACATATCCACTTTTTTGTCTTTGTTTATCTACTGCATCGTATATAGTATCTATCCAATCATCAGACATGAATTTCACATATTTTTGGCCTTGTTTATTTAAGGTAGCTGAATTATTAGGTGTTTCCTCTTGCCAACTTTTATAGGCAATTTTTTGTATCTCAGAATTAGGTTTATCTGCTATATTAGTACCAATATATTTTGCTACATCTAACCATTGTTCTTTTGTTCTTTTGCCTTGTTTGTTTGGTGCTACAGTATCTTTTGCTTGTTGTACAATTGAATTATCGTAATCAGTTACATTTCTATATTTATTATATATTTCTTTTCTTCCTGATAGATATTTTTTACCTGCATCCAATTGGTCTTTTTGTTCTTGAGACAATTGTGACATTTGTTTTATCTGATTAATTGCATCTAATGTATTGTCAGTGTCTAGTTGATTTTTAGAAGCTAAATTATTAGTCGCATCAATCATTGCTTGTTTATCTTCTTGTGATAAATATTTATCATTTTTTACAATTTCATTTAGTCTATTAGCTATACCTTTTTGTGTGTTTGTCTGATTACTAATATTATTGTGGTCTGTTGATTGCGTATATTTTGACTTAGTTTCTTGTATTGATTCATTTATTCTATTTTTAAATTCATTTTGTACATTTTCATCTACATCAATGCCTTTTTCTCTTTGTTCATTAAATGCTTCTTTATATTCATTTGCTGTTGGCTGTTGACCGTTCTTTAATTTATTATAAATATTAATTGATTTACCTAAACCAGCAGATACTCCACCCATTATTCCAGCTGTTATTGCTCCATCGACTCCAGATTGCAACATATCTTTGCCTAAATTCTTCCAACCTTCTGATGTTCTATAATCATTTTTTAAATATTCATCGCCTGCTGTTACTTTGGTAACACCTTCAGATATTGGTTCAATTACTGTTTCTTGAATGAAGTTATCTGCCATACCTATTCCAAAGTCTTTAAAAGCTTCTTTAACAGTTCCTTTTGCAATACCTTTCCCACCTTTAACTAACTTTCCAACTCCAATTTGTTCAGTTAAACCTTCGGCGATACCCATAAGTTGGCTATAGTTACTTGCCTGTTTATCGTCCATTCCTCTTGATTTTGCTTCATCGTAATAACTATCCGTAGCAGAACCAACTGAATATAATGTTCCTATTCCAGGTATTGCAGAAGGAAGCATTTGGCCTAGCGAAGGAGATATCTCTACTAACTTCTGTCCTATTGGATTTGTAGTTTCTTGTATATTTTTTTGTATATTTTCATTATTTATATTCTCTTGCTTTTGTAATTTTTCATCTATTTTATTCAATATATTATTTTTATTATCCTCATAAGTCTTTGTTAAAGATTTATATGTATCATTATCTTTTAATGTATAATCAAGCGTAGATTTTATTGATTGTCCTAGTCCTCCTATTTTATTTAAAAAATCAACACCAGGATTAGTCATACCTATAACTTGATTCATAGATTTTAAAGCTTTTGTAGCAGTTTGATTTCTTTTTTCATTTTGTGCAAAACCTATTAATCCGTTTGCAAGTCCATATCCAGTATTACCTAGCATATTACTAGCTGTTGTTTTTATTTGGTCCCATATTGAAGGTTTTACAGAGAAGTCATTTCTACCTGCTGTATTAAATCCATCACTAGAATTACTATAATCTCCACTATAGATTTTATCTAGACCTGTTTGTTGTAGATATGAATTTCTATTGTCTTCAACTTCTTTTATATGTTGACCATACTTCTCTTGTAATTTTTTTCTTTTTTCTTCATCATCTATTTCGTCCAAATATACCCAGCCCATAGTTACCTCCTATTCATATCCAATATTGTATGCTTTTAATATATCTTCGGCTTTGTTATATTTCTTACCAGTCAATCCATCTACAACATATGCACTTAAACCTGGCCCTTGATTATTTACAAATTTTATATTATTCACTACCTCTTCTGCTGATGGTCTGTTGCTTGTATTTGACCCATTGCTTTTATTTACACTTGTAGCCTTTGAACTTCTTTTACTTGAAGAACTTTTAGCTAGATTTTTTTTTTGAAGATTGAATTGTTGTTGCCATTGTGAATCTGCTACTTGATCTCTTTGTTTTTGATACTCAAATTGTTGCTGTCTGTATTGATTTTCAAGTTCATTTTGTCTTACTTGCTCATCAAAAGATTTTTGCCATTGTTGGTCTGAAATTTGGTCTCTTTGTTGTTGATATAAGTATTGCTCTCTTTCTTGTCTTAACTGATAATTCTGCGTTAATAATTGCACCTTTTGAGCATATAATTCTAATGCACTCTGTGCTTGTTGAATACTTCCATTTTGACGTGCTTGCTGTATCTTAAAATCATAATCAGCTTTTAAATCATTGGCATTATTCAATGTATCAGTAACACTTTTTTGATATGCATTATACAAAGATGTTCTTGTTGTTTCTGCATATCCCGAATTACCCAGACCTTGCATTGCAAGTTGCTCCATTCCTGCACCATATTGATTTGCTTGCTTTTGATAACTAGAATATAGCCCCTGGGTTGTTTTGCTTGTTTCCTTGTCTAGTTTTTCTTTTTCTCTATTAAGTTCATCAACTTGCATTTGCGTTTGTTGATTAATTATTTCATTTTGTTTTTGTTCTTGCTGTTGCAATAAACTGTTTTGCTGATTAACTAAACTATCTAAATCTTCATATCCACTTGCCAAGTTCTTCACCTACTTTCTGTCTATTTTCTTATAACAAACGTTAATACACTATCTTTGGGAACTGTAAAATTAAACCTAATTTTATCGCTTGTTCCTGTACCTCTTTCTTGATAATGTTCATTTAAAGCTAATAAATTACCTTCAAAATAAACATCTAATCCATGTGTATTAACGTTATATGTTGATGGTATTGTATAATCTTCTGTTTCTGTTATTTCTGCTAATGTGGTTGCATTGTATTTATATGTTTTTAAAATCAATTTTTTTGTTGCAGATTGTAAATCCGAAATATCTTTATTAATAGCTGGTATTAATTCGTCATTTATATAATCTTTTATATCTTCTCCAACTTGATCAAAAACTTTCTTTAAGTCTTGAGCTGACTGAGTTGGAGAATCTGCTAAGTTTTGTACATTATTAGTTGGAACTGTACACTCTGGTAAACTCATCTATTACACCTCATTTCTTTATATATCCTCCTACAAATGCTTCTATAACAGCACTATATATTCCAAAAGGTTTATCCTTCTCATCACTATAAAATTTTAATGACAACTCACTTATTTTCTTTTCTTTAATCTTGTATAACATATAAGATTTATTTGTTGTTACAAAACTAAAGTTAGCAAAATTTATATTATTGAAATTAAATCCTGTTGCAGATTTCTCAGTTGTATATTTATATTCCTCTGATTTATCTGTTCTTCTAGCTATCTTTATTCTTCCATTTTGAATAGTTTTAATTTTAGCTATGCCACCACGTTTATTCGTAGTCTTTAATTGATTTTCGTAACCAAAGTTATCCATTGGAGTTGTCCAATAACTAAGTATTGTTGCCCCATTATCATTGGTTCCTTCGACAATAAAAATAGAGCCATCTTTGGCTCCTATGTATAATCTATCATTGTATTCTTTTAATATATTAGGATTTGCATTACTAATGTCCCAATAAAACCATTCATATTCAAAACTATTCAAACTTGCATATTTCTGTCTGCTATCTGCCAAATATATTCTTCCATCAATAAGTATTAGTAAATATCCTTTCCATTCTGTCATACAAGCATCTCTATATCCATTTTCGTTTGTCATTTTTACATCTACCATTGTGCTTCTATGTGCTACTACTTGTCTGCTATCTATCTTTTCTGTGCTTACTCCTTCAAGTCCATATCTGCTTAGATAAACAATATCATCTTGAAAGTTTGTACTTACAGCATAACAACCTATGCTTACATTACCTTGTTTACTTGGATATATCTTTCCTGCTTCTGTATCTAACGTTGGCTCGTGATAAAATACATTTGCATTGTTTTGGTCTAAATTCTTAAATACCCATAAAATATTATTACCTACTGTCATACCAGTAATTTGCGAATCTCCTGCTCCATCTTCATAATAGTTTAAATCTGATATATATTGTGGGTTATTTAGCTCAGAATGAAATACTGCATTAGGATAATCAGGATTACCTGTAAAGAATAATCTATTATCAAATAATAATGCTTGAGTACATTTGTTTATTCTATCAGTATATCCTTCAACTGTTTTAGCAAATGTAATAAATACATTATCTTGTCCACTCAAATTTGGCTCTGAGGGAGTTTCATTAAATGTTACTTTGCCTGCAACTCTGTCTACTACAAAATCTGTATTTTCTTCCATTTCTATATCATTTACTAGTGCTGTCACTGGTTCTGAGTCTATTTCTGTTGCATCTAGGTAAAATACTTTATTTTCTCCATCTCCAAGAAATGAATTAGTTCTTTTTGGTGTTAGTACATTTACATCTTGCAATGTTTCTCCACCACCTATATTTCCTGCTGTTCTACTTATTGTCGTTGTTGGAATAAATGGGTCATCATCTATTACTTTCTTACAAGTACTACCATCATATACTAAATAATTTTTGCCATCATTTATATATAATTTTTCTGCAACCTTATTAAAATAAGATTTTTTATTATTCATATCTGAATATATTTTTTTTATATTATCTTCTTCTGGCTCATTAGGGAAGTTATTCCATTCATATAACTGCATTCCAGAATGTATTATAGCAATTGAATTACTATATACATATACTCCTAATATAGAACCTGTCCCTATTTGTGCTAATTTTCGGTATCCTGGTCTAGTTTCAATACAAGTTCCTTGTGTGTCCTCATAATTTTTCCACACGTTCAAGGCATCAGGACTTCTTGTAATATTAACTAAGCTAGGTTCCTCTAAAAAATCAACACCTTTAAAATCTGTATATACTCGTTTAACTCCTGTTGCCATACTACTTCCTCCTATATATCAAATTCTCCTTCGTTCTCATCAGGTTCATATTCTCTTAAATTAACTGTTGGTATATTTCTTCTTGTATCTAATAATTGTAACTTTCTTTGATATTCTGTTGCAAAAGCTGTATAGTCTGCACTTGGGTCTGTTACTAATAAATCATTTGCTACTTTATAAGGTAGTATACTTTGTGCATCTTGGTCTATCTCTAAATAAAAACTATCTTTTGTCTTATCATTGATTGTTGTCGGATATTTATAATACTCTACTACTGTTTGGCCTGGATTCTTATCGTTTATATATATTTTGTTTTTGCCGATTAAATAATAATCTGAATTACCTTTCTTATTATTAGCATCCAACAAATATACATTTCTTATCTGATATAAATCGCTTGGCAATGTATAAGATGTATATTTATCTTCTTTGTTCTCATCTGATATCTCTGTATAAATTTTAGTAGATATTATCTTTTTAGTCTGTGCTAATTCTTGATATGCTAAATCAACCAAAAAAGGTATTCTAGTTGCAATATCTTCATCTTCTGTATAATTATCTGTATTTGGTGCATATTCTTCAATTAATGCTAATATTTGTTTTTTACATTCTCCATATGTCATAACAATTCCTCCCAAGTTTGACAGAGTCGAACTGTCCATTCCTTTAACTTGATATAAAAATAGAGGGAATATATCCCTCTAAAATTAAGGTAATTCTACAGCTTGTACTTTTATATCTGTTGATTTCCCTTTTATGATTACATATCCTTTATTATCTCCAGAAACATTCATAAATTTACCAGATTCAATAACTATTGCATATGTTTTACTTTGTGGTATAGAAATTTCTAAATCTTCTACTCCCTGTAAAGAATTTCCCTTTAATATTGTAGCTTTCTTAGCTCCTGAATCATTACTATTTGTTAATAATAATAGTATTCTTCCATCACTTTTATTAGCAAAATTAATTTTAGCTCCCGCAGATGCATCTACTGCAACTGCAGTTGTTAATTCTTTTGCTTCATTTCTAACTAATTCAACATTTGTAATTTCAGCTATTGCCATTATTTAACACTTCCCTTCTATTATTTATTAAGCATGACATTTTAATACAGCACATTCTTTTGGTCTTATCATTTTTCCGCCATATGTATTTAAACCTTTTATAGCTTCTGCAAAACCTTTTTCTGGTTCATATGGCTTTAATTTGTCAATACCATTACAATATGCAAATGCTTTAGATGTTTTTAAGATAATATAATCATCTGTTCCATCGTTATAAGCATTGTTTGTCATTTTGATTTTTGCATTGTTGTATAATCCTAGTACACCTTTTGCAATTAAATCATCATTATTAGTTTTTAATTCAATTAATTTGTTTTGGAATAGCATATAGAACCATGGTGTTAAATACATAGTAACATCATCTTTTGTTGATACTCCATTGTTCCATAATTTAACAAATAAATCGTCAACTGCCTTTTTAGCTGATGCTTCATCACTTATTTTTGTTGAAGCAGTTTTATATCCTGCATTTTTTGCCATTTGTGTAGCACAGAACTTATCTTCTTTTTCAGCTAAACCTCTTGTTGTTTCTATTTGTAATGCTTCCATTACACCATCTTGAGATTGAGCTTTATCAATATCATCTATTCCGTAGTTAAAATAATCATATTGATCAATGTCTAGGTATGCTGATGTACCATCTATAGTTTCTGGATCATCAATAGGTTTTCCTGGTATATATGTTTTAATTGTTGGCTTTCCAGAATTTTGTATTTTTACTCTTTTTCCTTCGCCTGCTTCTCCTTCAAATTCATAATCACAGTCTTGTTTAAATACTGTGAATTTTGGTAATTCTGTTTGTATGTATTTTGACCATACAGTTGGTTTAAAATTTGCGTAACTCATTTTATTTTTTCTCCTTTCCTATTTCCAACGTTTCATACTTTCTCTTACACGTTTCCAAATAGTAGGATTGTCCAAGTCTTTGCTAGATAATTTATCTACTTCCTCCGGAGTGTAATACTCCTTTTCTTTGTTATCTGGTACAGTAGATTGTGAACTTCCTGTAGAAGCAGGTTTTTCAGGTGTCTTATCCTCTTCTCCATTCATTTTCTTCCATATTTTGTATACATCACTTATCTTTGTCCCAGTTTTAAAATTATTAGCAAAAGCTTTAAACTCCTTATTCTGTAAAATACTTGTATCTACTCCGCTTTCTTTTAATTCTTTTTCTTCTAATTTGACTGTTAAATATTCCCCTAATCTAAAAAACTCCGCATTTTCACGTGCGGTAGTCTTTCCTCTTTTTCGTTTAATTGCTAATTCATTTGCTCTAGCTTCGATATCCTTATCCTCATACGTTTCAATAATCTCATTAGCATCTGCTTTACCTAGGATTTCTGCATCTCGATTATTTCCCGTATCAAATTCAGGTATATCTATACCTTGTTCTCTATAAAAGTCTTTTACTTTGCTTAAAACATCATCTTCATCTGTTAAACCAAGTCCAGCTCTTATAGTTTCTTCTAATTGCTTTGATTTACTTAATTTGTTCGCTTCTTCTTTGCGATATTTTCTTTCAATCTTTGCTTTTGTTTGACTTACAATCTTATCAATATCGTCTTGTGTATAAGTCTTTTCTTCTTGTTTAGGCTCTTGTACATTGTCGTCATTTTTAACATCTTTATTTGATGTGTCTTCATGATTTACTAATACTTCTTCCTCTAAATTCATATCTTCGTTTTCTCCTGGCATATGTACCTCCCATTTAAAGTCCGTCGACTATTATTTTTATATTTTTGATTTTCACCGGCATAAGTGCCTCCCGTTTTAAGTCCGTCGACTATGGCACAAGTTAATGGATTCGAACCACTATCTAACAGTTTTGGAGACTGTCGTTCTTCCGTTAAACTAAACTTGCATAAAAAATAGACAGCCTTTTGACTGCCTATTGATTTATTGGTATTTGTTCTTGTTGAGTATTGTTTACTATGTTTGCTTCTTCTGGTGTAACTCCTGTTTGTTCTACATTGTTCATTTCTTGTTGTTGCATTACCTGTTGCATAGCACTATTTAATACATTTCCTGCTTTTTCTATTTCATTAAATATTTTTTCTTTTTCTTCTCTCTCTTTAAGTATTTGCTTTAATTCTGCTTTTGGCATTGCTGAATCTTGAGGCAATGCATTTACATATTCTTCAAAATTTATTTGCCCTGCATTTAATAAATTCTCTAAAGACATTTCCATTGCATACTTATCAAATGGAGATTTTGGAGTTGTTTCTATCTTTATATCTAAATCATATTCATTGAGTTCTTTATAGCTCATTTTGTATGTTTCTTCTAATGTTGTATTTGAAGTATAATCCTTTGTTTCTTTTACTAACTCTATCCCTTTAACACTATTAGCTTTAAGCATTGCATACCATATAAGCGCTATATCTTCTATAAAGTCCTTATATGCTTCTACTTGTTCATTTATAGGTTGTTGTGATGCTTGTTGTACAGCTAATATAGATTTACCACTTGCTTGAGTAGGGTCTACATTGCCTGTAACTGTATCACTTGCACCTGCTAAATTCTGTGTTTCTTCTTGTAGTTCTTTTTGTAATTGATATGCATCAGAACTAATACTTGCCGGTTTTAAATAATTAACTACTTTATTTACATCATCTGCATTTAGCTCATTTACTTCTATAGTTGTACCAATTTTACTTAAAGCTTTTGTATTAGATATATATTTAGTATTTGCAACCAACTTAGGAAAAGCTACTAGCTTAACTGCTAAAGCTCTTCTTGTAGCTGTTTTATTTATTTCAATTTGATTAGGTATTAATGTTTCTACCTCTCCTTGTCCTCTGGCACTTCCCTTTACTCTTTCCCATAAAATGTGAGCTACTGGATATCTATCTATTTCTAAACAACTATCTTCCATTACTGTTGCTAATTTAGTACATTTCTTCGCCCATATCTTACCATCTTTACCTCTATATAATTTTAATAGCTCTAGACACATTGGTACTATTTCTGTTGTTCTTAAATCTCTTCCCGCTTGTTCTTCAATGTCCTGATCTTCTGTTATCAATTCTATTTCCTTTTCACTTATTTTATTTTTCCTTGCCTCTTCTTTTACTTCTTCTACAGTACGTCTAAAAGATATAATTATATATGGTTGTTTTTGTATATCATCTTCATTTTCATTACCATAATAAATATTTGTTTTGTTTACTTGTTCACAATATATAGAGTTGCTATTTTCATCTGGATCAGCATAAAAATAAATGATACCTTCACTATCTATACAGGCATCATTTATACAACTTCTTATTAACTTATTTACTTTAGTTTTCTCCCAAATTCTATTAGCATATCTATTAAGCATATCACATATGTCTTTTAAATTTTCTCTTTCTTCTTGATTTTTGTATGTATCTGAGTTGAAATATATTTGATATGTATTAGTCTTTACTACTCCCACTTTGTATTTACAAATAGATTTAATTATGTTTAATGTTATTGGCTGTATTCCAGAAAGTTTAGCACCTTCCCATTGTTTTCCAAAATAAAAATTATAATTTCTTTTACTCTTTTCATATAATTGTTGTTGATAATTATAATCTTTACCACGCTCATACTCTTGCCATACCGTAGTTATACTTGTCTCTTCACGCTTCTTCATCTGCTATCTCCTTTCTGGTATTCCTAAGCCACCATCATATGCATCTAACTCTGCTAAATCATCTTGCAATTCTTGCAATCTTTCATCTTGCTCTCTTTCAGCTTTATTATTCTCAATATTGTCTTTAATAGTTTTTATAGGATGTGTTACTTCTTTTGGTACTTTTGGCAACTCCCTATCTTTACCCAATTTATACCCTACATAAAATCCTAAACATAAACATAATATTGCTATAATTGTATATATAAGTTCCATACTTTCCTCCAAACTAAAAAGGAACTACGTCATCTCCATAGTCCTCTTCTATATTGTTTATATCTTCACCAAATATCTTATCTATTTCTTCTTGTATATCTCTATACTTTGATTCTCTTTCTGCTTTCTTATAGTTTTGTTGTCCTCTTATATAATAAGATATAGCTAAGGCCATAACTAAATCATCATGATATCCCTCTTCTGCCTCTGCTCTACCTTTATCATTAACTATAAATGTAAGCATCTCTCTTAACGTTTCCTTATCTTGTATTACATCTGTATTGTTATGTATTATCTCCTGTAATAAACCTAAAATATATGGTCTTGTAATGCTTGTTGTTTTAAATCCATAACTCTTTTCATATTTATTATTGTATTGGTCTTCTTTCTTTCTAACATATTGATTTGGATAATTAAGCTCCATCAACTTTTGTGTAGGATATGTGGAAAAATTATTTTCTAGTCCTACTAATGCACAGTTGTAAAACATTCCTAAGCAATATACCTGTTTAACATATTCTATTTCATTATATTGTTGTTTTAATACTGCTACCTGCTTACCTGTAATATTATTAATTACATGTGCTGTAAAGTAATCTGAACCTTCCCCTGCTGTATCTCCTCCTAGAACATAAGGTACTCTTTTTTCTGGATATTCATATATCTTGATATTACCCTCTTCTTGTTCTAAAAACTTTTGATTTCTTATCCTTATTCCATCATAGTAACAAGTAAATTTACCTCTTACTAATGGTTCTGGAGCTGTGTTTATTCTGTTTATTATATTTTCTTTATTAAAATAGCAATTACCTGTACTTAAAAATGCTTCTTCTGGACATATTGGATATTCTTGTTTAAATTGATTAATATCACCAGAACAGTTATTTTGTATACACCATCTTCTCCAAGTTAATTGCTCTAGTGTTAAATTATATTGTTCTTTAAGTTCTCTTTCTTCTTGGGTTAAATCAAATCCTGTATAAGGCATACAGTATTCTTTTAGTTCATTCCAACCAATAAAAAGAGGATAGAAGTCGCTTTTGCCTGCAACTGCTCTATCCCACATTTCTTTAAAATATTCATATCCATTTGCTGTACTTTCTATTATTATCATACTATCTGGAGTATTAGGAACGGCTTGTAATAAACCTGTCATTGTGGCCTTCTTATCGCCTTCCCAGAATGCTAATTCAGATAAGTGTAATGCTGTAAACGTATCAGAACGTCCTATTCCTTTTCCTCCAGCTGTCATACATTTTATTCTACTGTCTAGGCCTGTCCCTTGGTCATTATTAAATACGAGTTCCTTTGCATTAGATTTCTTTTGCTCTGGTCTAATATCTTCTGGTAAATATTCTAACATTCTTTTACTCATATTGAATAAGTTTGTTGTAGAATCTTCTTTATGTGCTACTATACCTGCATTATAGTTGTGATGAGTGACTACATTCTTAAATATTATTGCTTCTGTTTCTGTACTAAATCCCATTTGTCTTGCTTTTAATATTATTATTCTAATAGGCTTTCTTTTTCGATACATTTCTTTTATAACATTGTAATATTTAAGTTGTGGTTCATTTAATACAAGTGATACTATATTGTTTTTCTTATCTCTAATCTTTATATAGTTTTCTATATAGGCTTTTGTATTAATACTCATCTCCCTCAACTCGCTTTAAATACTCTTCATAATTTGTATTAATATTGATATTTGTTTCTTTAAACATACCTAAATGTTTTCCTAATAATTCTAATGCTTTTACTTTATCATTTGTCTTTATTTCTATTCCATTTGTTGTTTGCTTTATTCCAGCAACTGCAGATTTCTGTTCTTCTGTCAAATTATCTGTAGCTGTTAATTCTAAACATTTATATTTTTTAGGTTTAGTTCCTATACAGTTTCCTTCATCATCATATATCTTTTCTTCATATTCTCTTTCAACTATTTGTGCAAAATCTGTTCCATTAGAAAAAGCAATATTAGCTAATTCTTTTATTACTTTATTTTGAGATATTTCTGTTCTTTTTTCTATTTCTTCTTGTTTTACTGCAATATATTTTTGAACGTTATCATTTGTTAGCAGTCTACTACTATTTGCTCTTGCCGTTTCATATCTTTTACAATTTGGATATGCAACCTTATATGCTCTTGTTGCATTTAAATCTATTAAGTATTCATCACAAAATCTTTTTTGTGCATCTGTCATATAAAATTGCTCCTTTCATTATTCTTCTATCTTTATGCATCTATTTTCAAACTTTTTATATGCATCAAAATATATTTCTTTCTTGTCTCCGTTCATAGTACATTCATAATACATTCCATCTTTTAAATCTGTACTTAATAAAGCTTTACTGTTTTGTAATGTTTTGCAACTCCATGGAATATACACCGTGAAATTAGGAATTGAATCCGTTTTATCTAGATGATCTATTGCATATTCCTTTACTAATTCTTTACATTTAGCTATAAATTCTTCGTTAGTCATTATTCTGCAATCCTCCAATCTTCTGCTAGCATATCTGCTTGTGAAGCTAACCACCCCAATTGAACTCCTGATGTTCCTACAAATGCAATCGCCTTATTTCCTATTGCATCATGATTTACATTTACAATTTCTTCTTTTGCAGTTATATAACTTATATTAGTTGCTAGTTCTATATATTGTTTCTTACCATTCCAACCTTCTCTTTGTAATTTTTTACCTTGCTTCAATAATTTAATTGCATCTCCAAAATCCATTTTTATTTCTCCTTTTTAAAAAATTTATCCACTATATCTTTTAAAATATCGTGTGAATTTGCCACTATATCTACTACATCTTCTTCATTATAATTTTGATCTAAATGAGTTATATATGTATTAATATAACAATGTCCCAATTCGTGTAGTAAGGTTGTTCTTTTCCTATCCTCACATAAATCTTTGTCTAAAAATATTGTTTGCGTATCTGGATATGTTAATCCATAATACTTTCCATACTCGTCAAATCTATCATTGCGTTTCTTTATCTCTTCTCTCATTTCATCTTGTGGAATTTCTTTTATCTCCCAATTTTTATTATTAATCTTAAATTTAAAACTTCCTTTTGTCATTTTCTTTTCCTTCTCTTTCATAGTAAATACACCTATATGTTCCATCTACACATTGTCTGATTTCACATAATTTTGTCTTCTTGTTTTTACATCTACTACATATTTCTTTTTTATAGGTATCTAATAAATTCATATTTACTCCTTGTATATGTTTTTTGGTTGCGCATCTGGGAGTTGAACCCAGTATCTTTAGCTTATGAGACTAATGAGATATCCGTTTCTCTAAATGCGCAATATAAAAGAGTAAGTATTCAAAACACTTACTCTTAACATTAGAGGATAATTTACTCGCCTAAACGGTAGCTTGGGCTTGCCAATTTCTTAGCACTACCTTTTTTACTGATACCATTTTACTACCTTTTTACCGGACAAAACGGACAACTTTAATTTTTTTCTAAAAATCTTTCTAATTGTTTTCTTGCCGTATCTTCACTATTATATTTCATTTCTATTTGTATTTGTATCCAACTAAGCTTATCATAATATCTATATCTAATAATTCTTCTTATCTCTGAATTATCTATGTAATTTAACTCATATTCGATTTGCTTTACCATTTTTTCATATTTATATTTTTTACTTTTTAACATTTTCTTATATTGTCTTTTTGCCTTGCTACTAAATAACTTATTAGATACCCCGTTAACTCTAAAATTCCTTTTTATATAAGGGTATTCTTTTTCACTTCCTGTTACAGAATCGCCTAATATTGTTTTTTCTCTTTTTTCTATATTCTTTAATCTTCTTTCTATATCTTTAATTTCTTCTATTAAGCTATCTGCTTGTTCTAGTAACTCTTTAGTCATTTGTTCCTCCTATTTTTTATATAAAACATTCTCAACTCTCATTTTTATTATCATAAATCTTTTATATACCCAATTCTTCTATTTCATATCTCTTGTTAGCTTCCATTCCTTTATACATCTCTCCTGCTTCAAAACTAGGAAGATTTATTTCTTCATCTGTATTAATTAGTATCTGTATGTATTCTCTATCTGGATCATATCTTTTTACTTTTTCCATCCATTCAACATTATTTCGAAAAGGTCTAATAAAATTACTTAAATATTGTTTTTCTTCATCGTTTAAGATTTCTTTTTTCTTCTCTTCTGCTAATAATGTAAAAGTAAGATGTAATATTGTTGTAAAGAAATAATCATTAAATATGCTCTTGCCAGAATTTATATATATTAAGTCAGTTCCATTATACATAACTTTTTCGTCTACCAATGTACTTTCCTTTGTCATTTTAAATTTTGTTCCTTCATTAATTTTACCTTCGGATATAGCTTGTACTAGTTCATATCCCTTATATGTCTTTCTCATTTATTATTCCTCCTCTTCTTCAATTTCTTTAAGATATTCTTTTATATTTATGTCTTCCCATATCTCTTCTGTTAATTTGTATGCCTCTTCTGTTCCACCTTTTGGTATATAATCATCTAATATCTCTGTATCCTTAAATCTTATTCTTCCAACATTGTATCCAAAATTCTCATCAGACCAAGAATATTCAAATTCTACGTTTGGAAATATAAAACCTAATTTACGCATTAATTCATCAAATACATTATTCCATGCTGTCCTAAATCTTATCGTGTTTTCTGTATCTTTGTATTCGCTTTCATATGCATTCCATTTGGTTCCCCAATTTTTATGGCTCCATCCATACCAACAATTTTTTTTTCCGTATTTCTCCATTTCTCGACTACTTAAATCTCCACGGTATACCCATTTAGGCATAGGTGTTATATTGTTAAAATCTATATTCCTTTCTGTTTCATCATTATATTTCCCTTTTAAAAAATCTTTTACTTCTTTTATTTCTTCCTTAGTACCTTTTATTTTTAATATGTTTTCTACATGATTTGGCATATTACTTTTCCTCCAATCTATAACAATTTCTTTCATACTGCTCATGTGTTAGTATTTCCAATAGTTCATATTCTCCGTTTTCTATTTCTTCAATAATCTCTTTATATTTTATATCTATTGTTTTTTCATCAAATCCTATCATAAGTATTGCGTTTTCTTTAGTTTTAACTTTTAATATATCTTTATTTTCTATTAATTCTTTTATATTAAAGCTATGTTTTAATATTTCTTCATCTGCATCTTGTGGAGAAATTTGACAACATTCATCCCCATATTCATCTGCTATATTATCATCTAATATTAAAAATCCGTCTTCATCTATATCTATAATTTTATTTATGCCTTGACATCTTGCTAATCTAACATATTCCCCTACTTTAATCTCCATTGTTACCTCCTAACTAAAACATTTCGTCATCTCTTATTTCTTTGAAATTATCATCAATTTTTATTTGTGGACTTGTTACTACTTGCATAGCACCAATTCCCCATTGCGTATCCATTACGAAATTGCTCATAAAATAATTAAATTCATCTTCAATTATATAAAAATCATTTATTTTTCTACCATATTTCTCTATTGCATAACATAATTCTGGTAATGATTTTTTTACATCTCCATATTTATATTCCTTATCATATCTAAATCCTACAGTTACATTTACAATAATAGTTCCTGTATTTTTTGTTCTTTTGCAATAAAATGGTATATGTACTAACATTTTTATTTCTTCTATGATACCGTTATAGTCTTTATCAGATATTTTATTTTGTATTATCTTTTCTATGCCTTCTCTTGGTATTGTTATATAGCCATAATTGAAAATTATATCGCTAGGCTTGTCCTTAAAAGGATATTGTTTTCCTTCGTTGTTTTCAAAATTATATTTAATTCCTAAAAAATCTAATATTTGTACCATATTATAAAATTTATAATCTTCCATCTTTCGCTTTCCTTTCAAAATATTGTTTAAAACATTTTCTACAATCATTACCTGGACTACAATTATTACACTTACTAGTATCGAATCCGTTCTTTTCCAAATAGTGTATTGTTGTTCCAGGGCTTTCTTGTGTTAATTTGTAGAAAAAATCAATAATTAAATCTATCATCTTGTCTTTCTTCTCTATCTCTGCATCTTTTTGTTTTAGCAGATTTAGGACTGTTTCTATATCTTCTTGTAATTTTTTAAATTCTTCTATTACTATTCCATATTTGTTTCCATATAATATTTGTCTATTTGTTATTTTTCTTAATCTACTTATAGCTTCTTCTTGCTCTTTAGTCATCTACTCACCTTCTTTGTATAATAATGGATTTCCTTCTGCATCAATTAATACTTGTAGTCCACCTTTTCCATAAAAAGAGTACTCTACTTTTGTTTCTTTGTCGTAGACTATATTTAAATAGTATCCTCCAATTAGTTGGTCACTAATTTTTATAAATCTATCATCATCTGCATATGTATTAGTTTCAACAATATCTTTACATATAAATCCTATTACTACTATTAAAATTAACACTACTATCGTTATTAATATTTTTTTAATCACTTTATTTTTCCTCCTCAAAATTTACTTTAACATCATTCAATTTAATTAAGTTCTTTGTTTCCTGCTTTAATCTGTTGTACTTTTCTTTGCTTATAGTTAGTGACTTTACTCCCATTGCTATAAGCTGTTCTATCTTTTTATCTTCTGTCATTCCTTCCATCTCCTAAATAATAGATTTCTTGTAATGTATTTAATCTAATATCATCTTTAAAATCTTTATATTCTTGTTGCAATTCAAATTGCCTTTCATTTATTAATTCTCTTATTTTATCTTTACTAATATATTTTTCTTCTATATATTTTCTTATCTTTTTAATGTTTTCAAAAGGTACATTACCAAATATATCTTCAAACTCTTCTTCCTTCATTAGTTTTCCTCTCTTTCTTCTAATTCTCTCAACACTCTATCTATTGCATATGCATAAATATAATTTCTATTTCCCATTCCTTTTAATATGTGTGACCATTCCTTTAATAAATTTTTATTACGCTCTAAATCATCATTATATTGTTTATTTTTTATAAAATATTCATATCCCCATCTACTTCTCTCTTCTGATGTCATAGATTCATTTAATACTTCTGTTATCGCTTCTTTTAATTTTATATTTTCTTCGTCTAAAGTATGGTCAGTTGTCATAACCCAACAATTCTTTAATATTTCTTTTGTTTCTTTAGTTATATTTCCCATTTACTCCTCCTTATTAATTATTTTTATTCCTTCAAATTTAGCTATTTGTAGTTCTTGCTTTGTTATCCATTTCTGCCACTTTCCACATTCGCCACAGTATAACCCTCTTCTGTTTCCTTATATTTCTACAAATAAACTTCTTTTACTTGCTCCACATTTATTACATTTTAAATCCATATTATTTATCCTCCAATAACTTATTTTCAAATTGCTCAAGTAAGTATATAATTTGCTCTATACTAAAATATTTTTTTCTTTCTGGATTTTTAAACTCTTTTATTCTTGTAATTAATTTATTAAAGTTATCTTTTACTTTTTGTTTTGCTATAAACTTTTCTTCAAATTCTGGTGTGTCTACATATGCTATTCTTTTATCTTTTAAATCATCTTCTAATACTTCTAACTCTTTTATTCTCTTTTTATCTTCTTCTCTTTCTGCTAAAGTATTTTTGATTGCATAAGCTACATTTTTACTTCCATCGCAATGTTTTCCTATGATTACGTTCAGTTCGTTACAATCACAATAATCTTTATCTATAACTAGTTCTATGTATTTATTTAATTTCTTTATATCCTCTTCTATATTACTCATTCTTTTTCACCTCTTCTATTTCGCCTAAATAAAGCCACCATTTAGACATTTCATTATTTATCTTCTGTTCTTTTAATTCTTTAATCTTCTTATTATTCTCTTGATATATTTCAATTTGCTTATTTATCATTTCATTCGCTTTTAAATCTGGATATAATTGTGCTAATACAACAACATCTGTATTAGATAAATCTATATTTTTTAAACTTTCTGTATATGTATTCTTTTCATAGTCTTGATAATTTTTTACAATTTCTGCAACTTGAGTTTGTATGTTTTTATTTTCTTCTTCATACATCGCTATTTTTTTATCTGCTACCTTTAAATCTGACAATCCCACTATATTGCATATTATTGCTATTATTATCAATGGCTCTGCTATTATTGATACAA